ATATAACGCATACCTATATTCTCATGATGGACAAGACTATGCAAATGACAAATGGGATTATGGATTATTAAAAGAAATATTTGATAAGCATGGAGTAGATCAAACAAGGGTTACAGAGATTCCAAAAGCAGATAAAGCCTTTGTTGTAATCCCTGGACCACAAACTGCTGGCAATGAAGAACTCTTGTCTAATGAATTAAATAAACTTTCTAGAGTTGTTTTATTTATTAATGGAGATGAGAATGCTAGGTTTGATGTAAGTAAAATTAGACATAATAATATTGAAATATGGATCCAGTACCCTCATAAAAAGCATGAAGGGTATAACAAAATGCCAATTGGAGTTCCACAACACCTAAAGGATAACGCTCCAGAATATAAAGAAAAAGAATATGATGTATATTTTGGGGGACAGATAACACACGCAAGAAGAAAAGAGTTGGCCTCAGTTATGCCAAGGTTAAAGAATTCACTATATGGACCAACAAAAGGGTTTTCTCTAGGAGATAAACCAAAAGACTACTATGCTAAACTATCAAGTGCAAAGGTTGCTCCGTGTCCATCTGGGGCAGCAGTAATAGATACATTTAGATTCTTTGAATCAATAGAACTTTTAACTCTTCCAATTGCAGACAAACTAGATCCAAGCATGACAGAGACAAAATTTTATATAAAAATGTTTGGTCCTGAATTCCCTGTTGCTTCTGTAGATAATTGGAATAATATTGAAGAACTACTGCCAGAGTTATTAGAAAACTATCCAAACAATATGCATAGAGTTGTTTCTTGGTGGATTAAATATAAAAGAGATCTAGGCATTAAAATAATGGAGCAAATAAATGCATAAAAGAGATATAACTATTGTTGTGGTAACTTCTGTTTTGCCATCTCATCCAAATACAGATATCATAGATGAAACAATTAAGTCTATTAGGTTTCATTTTCCAGATAATGAAATAATTATGCAGATTGATGGATTAAGAATAGAACAGAATCACCGCAAGGCAGACTATGATGAATATAAAAATCGTATTCTGTGGAAATGTTTACATGAATATAAGAATGTTTTGCCAATAGTTTTTGAAAGTCATATGCACCAAACAGGAATGATGCGCCAAACAATTTCAGAAATAAAAACATCGTTGCTTCTTTATATTGAAGGAGATGCTCCTCTTACACTTGATCCAATTGATTGGGAAAAATGTTTAGACATGATTGAGTATGGGAAGGCAAACACGATTCGTTTTCATTTTGAGGCCTTTATTCCAGCACCTCATGAACATCTAATGTTTGATTTAGAAGATGGTTTCTTAAAGACTGCTCAGTGGAGCCAACGTCCACACCTAACAACAAAGAGTTATTATAGAGACATCGTTTTGCCATCATGTGACAAATTCTTTTTTATAGAAGATACTTTTCATGGCAAGGTTCAAGATGATATTTTGCCATATAATATTTTTAACAAAGAGGGCTGGAATATGCATAAGTTATGGATCTATCATCCTGATATAAACATTAAAAGATCTTATCATTTAGATGGTCGTGATGGTCATAGAAAATTTACTACAGATGATAATTCTTGGGGGTATAAAGAATGAGGCTAGGAATTGTAGCAAGATCTGATAACACTGGCTTAGGTAATCAAACCAGAGAACTAGTAAATATGTTAAACCCTGACAAGATTATGCTTATTGATTCAAGTTTTTTCAATCAAAACAGGCAGCATCCAGACTGGTATGCAGGATATGACTGCCTTACAACAGATAGAGGGTTTCCCAGAAGTGGTGAGATAAAAAGATTTTTACAAACTCTTGACGTTGTTATTAGTTGTGAAACCTTTTACTCACCACAGTTTATTGATATTGCCAGAATGGCTGGCATAAAAACCATTCTTCAATATAACTACGAATTTTTAGGCAACCTACAACACAAAGACTGGTCATTACCAGATGTACTATTGGCTCCAAGTACTTGGCATATAGATGATATTAAGGATCTATATGGTCATAGATGTGAAGTTATTCATCTACCGCCGCCAACTGATGCAGAGTTATTTAAAGATATAAGAAATATAAATGCACAAGACCACAAAAGAATTCTACATGTTGCTGGCAAGGCAGCAGTTAAGGATCGTAACGGAACAGAAACCGTTATCAAGATGCTTGAATACTCAAAGGAAGATTATAAATTAGTTATTAAAACACAAACACCTTTAGAGATTAGATCAACAGATGAAAGAATTATTATAGAAACAGATAACGTTGCAAACAAGCAAGACTTATACTCTGGTTACGATGCAATGGTATTGCCTAGAAGGTATGCTGGTTTATGTTTACCAATGAATGAGGCATTGATGAGTGGGCTACCAGTGTTTATGCCAAGAGTTTCTCCAAACACAACGGTGTTACCAGATGAGTGGACACTAGAGGCTGAAAGAATTGATAGTTTTAAGGCTAAAGCAACTGTCGATGTTTGGTCAGTAAGCCCTAAATCACTTGCCAACCTTATTGATAACTATATTATTAGCAATAAAGAAGCAATGAAAACAAAAGCATTTAATTTAGGGTTTGAACATTTTTCAAGAGAATCATTAAAAGAAAAATATATAAACATTATTAACTCATAAAACAAAAAAGCCAGCCTATTTCTAGACTGGCAATTCTGTAAGTAAAAATATTACTTCTTTGGCGCTGCCTTCTTAGCAGGTGCCTTCTTGACAGCCTTCTTTGCAGGTGCCTTAGCAGCCTTCAAAGCCATCTCTACGGCCTTAGCATCTGGTAGTAGACCAAAAGCCTTGTCGTTAGGATTAATTGCTCTGATTGCAACTGGTGCAATCGCTGCAACAAGGGCAGTCCATAGATCCTTTGGATCTGTTACGCCTGCCATGTATAGTGCAAGGCCTGATGCAAGGACTGAACGTCCGTATGATGCAAGTAGTGCCTTTAGTTGTTCTGTGTTCATGTTTCCTCCTAGGATAGAACCTTAATTAGTATAGCATATCCAGCCCATAGCCCTACAATTCCTGCGACTCCCGCAAAAACTGGTGGTGCTGGTACTGGCAATTTGAATGCAGCAAATACAACGCCACATCCAAAACCTGTTAGTGTTGATAATAATATATCTTTCATTATTTTATTTCATCCTCTGGAAGTAGTGTTTTTAATTCTTTGTATGCCTTTGAAATATTTTTCATAGATGGATAATCAGGCCTTGACATAGACAGTGCCTCTCCATATTCATCAAAGTGTGATACATCTGCATCAACATCATTAACAAACTTAGTTAATCCTTTTTGTACACTTTCAATATATGAAAAAGCCCAGTCACGTGAGTCAGAAAGAAATTTAATAAAGTTTTCTTTATGTATTGATTCATCTGAGTCTTCTTTTGTTTTTATAGATTTTGTTAGATCAACATATTCTTGAAGCAAAGTATTTTCAATAAACAATCTTGAAATGTCTTTTTTAAGTTTAACTGATTGTCTTAACACTAACAAATATGAAACTGCAAAGCAAATTGACAGTGTTGCAAAAACAATAATAAAAATGTCTTTCATATCCCCAGTCCACATGTTTTAAGTATACCCTAATGCCGTGGGTTTGTCAAACTATAAAAATCTTTAAAGTTAGTATTAGTAAAGATCTCATACTCTGCAAGGGTTCTAACGTTTCCAGCACCAAAGATACCTTCTTCTTCACCACAAAGAATTCTTTTTTGCTTCTTGTATGATATTTCTTCTAACTCTTTCCAGGACAAACCTCTTAGGTTTCTATCTCCCCAAATCTTATAGTATCCACCACGAGAATAAAAATGATAGACAATGTTTTTGGCAGGAGAATAAATATCCCAGCCTCTAGTCCAAGCCCTCATAGCAAAACAAATCTCTTCACCAAAGAAACTTAGATCTGGATCGTATGGAATTTCATTAACCATTGCTCCATAAGAAAAAATAAAACCACCAAGAACCGTCTCTGATATTTCTGGATCTTCTTTTGCTCTATTTGTAAACTCAACTCGTTCTGCTGTCCATTGATTCTTTCTGTTTAGGGCTACCTTTTGTCTAGTTGCATATGACTTTATCTTTGGATGTTTTTTAACTAAATGCATACCGCCATTACTTTCTGGCTCATACGGAGCAGGGAAATATGAAAGAATAACTGAAGAATGACCAGATATATTCTTAGCCCTTTCTAGTTGATCAATAGACATAGTGTCCCAGTCTTTTGCAAACCTTGTGTGTGAGTCAATTTGAAGGAAGTAGTCTTCATTGTTATATAGTTCCATGGCCTTTGCTCTTGCATACCCCGCACCTCTGGCTTCTTTAGAGTGCATAGTTACAAGGGATAGATTTGGGACTGAGTCAAAGTTTGGCATTTCTACTGGCAGGCCCTGATAAACAACACCAAAGTGTAGGTTCTCTGGATTGCTTGCGTTGTCAATAGCGCTCTTAATAGTGTATGGAAGTTCTGGATCACGGAAAGATGCTATCGATATAAATATTGTCATTTAATAGCCTCTCTTGTAACCAACACTATTGCTCCTTCCATCTCTAATGCTTTTTTTGCATTTAACACATATTGTAATGCTTGTATTTTGTCATCATGAACCATTCTTGCAAAGACATATTCATCTAGTTTAATTGTTAAAAAATGTTCATTATCAATTAATTCTACCTGAAAATTATTTGGAGGAATGATAGAATGAAAAGCCCTACGCATTTGATCTGTATACATTATTCGTCCTTTCTCCAATGTAAAAAGGATTTTATATAAACGGCGGTATATGCAACAGCGGCAAATATAAAACCGTATTGATCAGTAGCCACTGCGTAAATGATCCATAAGCATTCGTTAAATATGAGCCATATCCATGCCCATTTCTTTTTACGACCTACAAAGTAGATGCCTGCTACACCAATTACTGCTAATACCCATGACCACATATTACTTCTCCATCGTCAATGCTTGCCAGGTGTTAGCCCAGTCTTGCTTAGTTTTATGTTTATTAAACTCTCTAGATATGTTTCCTAGTTCAAGGAATACACCACCCCAAACGCCATACTCTTTACCAGAAACTCCGTTAGCAAAGCAAATACTTGACACTGGACACCTTTGGCACATTGAATCTACAATTGGACGTACATCAAGAACTTCTTCATACTTATCAAAAAATATATTAGTATCAAGTCCAAGGCAGGCTGCTTCATCTTTCCACAAATGTTGTTTCATTTACTGACCGTATTTGTTTGGAATATCCCAACCATTACGATTAAGGTTAAATGTTTTTTGTAGGTACCACGCATTTTTTACACGTACCCCGCTTGGGGATGTTCTGGCAAGATCTGATCTCTTACGCTCTACAACATCCCAGCCTATCCAGGCTAGTTCTTTATTCTTTGAAACAATTGTTTCCATGTGTGCTAATGAATTAATTATCATGATGCTCTCTCTATTAATAACGGAATATTCCAACTTCTACATTTTTTAATTCTGCAGAATGGACTAATTTTGATACAGACTCTTTTGGTTTACTTAGGAATGCAAAATAGTTTATGTGCTCCATATTTTCTTGAACCCAAGATTCTGGAACCTTATAAAACTTTATCTTACGACCCCTGGCTTTCATGCCTCGTTCTGAAAGGTTTGAGAATTCTGAAACAAAAGAATTAATTCTTGCAGGACCAACAGAATAAATTGTAAAGTCCTTTTCATCATTCTTCATTCCTGATAATGCAACGCTCATTGCACGAAGAAACAAGTTGTAGTCATCAAACTCGTTAGTTCCTTGCACCGCCACTATCATTTTTTCTCCCACCATTTAAGTTATCCAGGATGAATAACATTTTGTTTACTTCTTTTGGAGACATCGTTGATATGTCTATTGGCCTTCCAGTCTCTGGTCTAACCTGACCATTGTCCGTATCACCAACATAGAACATATTATTAGATACCCAATATGCTTTTTGATCTATTATAAGAAACTTAGTAGTTTTCTTTTCTTTCCAAATCTTAGATTGAGAAGAAGCAACTTCGTTGTCAAAAATATCTCTAAAGAAAAATTCCTTTAACATATTGTGCATATCGCTTTGACGATATAAAGTTTTGTTAAAAGATTTCTTTTCTTTTTTACTTATTACTATAAGTATAGAGGAAAACACAGCCAATGTCAAGCCAACAATTAAGGCAATCTCCATGATTTCTCCTAACTATTTAGTTATTTTTTTTGCTAATATTATTTTTTTCTGGTGCTGGCTCTGTAAACAAGAACCTATTAAGTTTTAACTGTGTTTGTAACAAGTTAAACTCTGTGTCTGTTGCCTTTTGCTTGTAAAACGTAACTAATTGTTTTATTTCTTCAACTGTTAAGTCTTCCATAATTTATTTCCCCCTTAAACTAAATGGACTTCCATCCCATGCCTTTTCTGCTTTACTTTTTTCTCTGTTTACTATTGCTCTACTCCAAGCAAATCCTGCATCTCCACCCCATGCATCCCACATTATTCTTCCATTTGATGGAAACTCTGGTCCATCAAAAAAACCTTTACCTTTTTTATCTACTTCATGACGTGAAAAGAAAGAGTACATTCTCTTAACAGTATCAAGAGACATAGATGCACCGCTAACAATATCTGTTGCTCTGCCCCAACCTACTGGAGTTCCAGCCCCTGTTGCCTTTCCATCTTCTTTCCACTTTAAAGCACGTCTTGCAGCAGCCTTCATGCCTGCATTAGGTGAGTATGTCTCTGCCATTACTTACCCTTCTTTGGATGCTTTACTTCATAAGGACCAAGAACAGATTTAACTGTACCGTTTTTATTCATGCGAACAACCATTCTATCTTTAATTTGTGTTGCATTAAATGATTGTGCTTTTTTCTTTGGCATTATTTTAAAAATCCATTCCAAAAATTATCTGATCCTAATTCTTTTTTAGACTTGTATGTTCCACCACGACGCTTGTATTCTTGTACTACCCAAGAGTTTGCAACTGCAGATGGATAAACATCAAACTTATCTTTTGCTGCCTGAACAACTCTTGCATAAAGTTTTGGATTAGAAGGCTCTGATCCACCGCTTCGGGGCTTAATAAAATCTTCATACCTTGGTTTTGCTTTTGCCATTTCATCCTCCATGTTATCTGATTTACCAATTGATGAATCGTACATTGCCATTGCAACTTCTGAATCCATGTTGTGATTATTTATATCTGCAACCTTTGCATCCATATACATCATTCCAATACTGTAAGCAGTTGGTTCCCACTTACCATCTTCTTCTTTATAAATTCTAACAGACATTGCTGGGTTTTCTGGTGGCATTGACTCAAGTGCATACTCTGATCCAGGGGTACCTAGTGTTCCGCCTTCAATCATAATATGCTCTACAACTCCGTGGACCATGCCTTCAGAGGTAGACCCCATGACAAAATCGCCTTCTTTAATATGGTTCAAGATAAACCTCCTAGTCTATACATTGATTATATCAGATTTTACTTCTTTAAAAGTCTTTTGACCTCTTCTAGTGCCCAGTTTTCTTCTAGGGTCAACTTAGAAAGGGCTTCCTTATCAAGACCTTTTTCAGATACGGTGACCAGGGGATCTTCTAACAAAAAGTCAATATTTACATAACCCTTTTCCCATAGGTTTAATAGTTCTTTGTTTACTTGCCTAATGTGATCTTCATAAATCCCTGGCATTATTTCTTTCATCTTAGGGGTTATCGTGTACAGAAGTTCTCCATTTAAACTATCAACCCCAGCAACCTCAAGGGCGCCCTTTAAGATAAGGTGCGTTATGGCATCCTGATCTTTTGGTATCATATCTTTTCCATCAGGATTAAATATCATTTTCAATATCTTTTTCATAAGCAATCAACTCCTCTAACTGCTGCCTTGTCTGTGCACCAGTTACACGGTAAATTTCAGCATTATCTTTAATTAAAACAAACGTAGGAATAGAACGAACCTCAAAGTCTTGTGCCATTTCAATTTCAGAATCAACATCAATAATAAAAAATTTAGCCATAATCTGTTCATGGTTTAATTCTTCTACTATAGGCCTTGTTTGTTTACAAGGATTGCACCAGTCTGCAGTAAAGTATAGGATGTGTTTCATTTTTTAGATTTTAATCTAGCCTTTTTAAGTGCTTCAAAATCCTTTACCTTAGTATCTCCAAGGTATCCCCATGCATATCCATCGTTAATCATCATGTCATTAAGGGATACGGTGTCTCCATTTATGTATACCCAGCCCAAAATGCGACCATACTTTTCAGATGAGTCCATTTTCTCAGTCTTAATTACAACAGACTTGGCATCCTTTAGAGCCTTCTTTAGGTACTCTTTGGCCTCTAGTCCTAGAGCCTTCTCAGCAAGATCCTTTGTACGGGACTCAGGCGTATCAATACCAGCCAGTCTTACACGAGATGCAAATAGAATATCAAACCCTAAATCAATAAGAACGTCAATGGTGTCTCCATCTACAACATTCTCTACTTTTCTAACATAATACTCATACATAATCTTTATCCTTTAATTTATTTTGAACCAATTTATCTCGTTCGTCAATAACTGTAAGAGCAAAAGACATCATTTTTTTATATCCACTTGCATCATTCATAATCTTATTATAGTGATGCCCACAAAACATTAAGTCTCCAGATATTCCAGTTACCTTAACCAGTGCCTCTGATGGACAAGAATCACAACGATCTGTTGCTTTTAATAACCACTCTTTTTCTGCAACATCTTCTGTAATTGTCATATTCATATTATACTGCTACTTTCTGTTGTCGGTTGAGTAAAATCCAGTACCGTTAAATATAGCGGTAGGAGCAGACCATTGTCTTGTCATTGTTTGATTACAGCACGATGGTTCTCTATCTTCACCAAATTCTCTTTTAAATTCAATAGATATTGAACACACCGTGCATGTGTAATCATATACTGGCAATTATTTAACCTGATTTCCTTTGCCACCACCAGAAGACTTAGTTGCTGCTGCTTTCTTAGCAGCATCTGGAGATGTTGCTGCGGCTGGAGTTGTTGCTAACTTATTTAGCAGTGGAGCATTTTCTTCACCAGCATAAACTGGACGACCCCAACCAACTACAGCATTGAGTAACTTCTTCTTGTTATTCTTTACATAGCCACGAGTTTTTTCAACGCACATTCCTCCGTTGCGCTGATCTCCCTTTGCAGTTCCTGAAGTGTTTCCTTCAATAACTTGTATCGTTCCATCGCCATTATTCTTAATGCAAAGACCAACATGTGAAATACGATTTACACCATCATCTGGAAAATCAAAATAAATCCAGTCTCCTGCTTGTGGATCATCATTACGTGCATCTGACCAACGGCCTTCTTTTTTAAACTGATCTGATGCTGCTACTGTTGATGCAGACTTTGGAAACTTTGCTACCCCCGCAGTAAATGCACACCAAGAAACGAACGACTGGCACCATGGTTGGAAGTTTACCTTCATCCATGCACCGTATTTTGTTTCGTTATCTTTAGGACCTTCAATGGTTCCTAACTCTTTCTTTGCAACCTCAATGATTGCTTCTAGACTACCTTTTGCTGCCATTTTTATCTCCTAATATTAAGGGGCAGTTTAAAGACATACCTAGGTCTCTTATATAATTATAGCCTATATACTACTTTTTAGCAAGTTTGATTTCAATAGTCTTTGGCTTTTTATCTTCAGGAATAATACGATCTACATTAATATGTAGCATACCATCCTTCATTTCTGCACCAGTTACTTCCATGTATTCTCCAAGAGCAAATGATCGTACAAATTTACGACCAGCAATACCCTTGTGAACAACCTCAGCATCTATTACTTCTACAATTTCACCCTTAATAATGAGAGTTCCATTGTCTACTGAGATATTAATATCTTCCTTAGAAAATCCAGCAATAGCCAAAGAAATTCTATATGTATCTTCATCTAGTTTGAGAAGATCATATGGAGGATATGTCTGTGAGTTTGTTTTATGTGCGGTATTTAAGCGGCCTAACTCTCTGTTAAAGCCAATAAAAAAAGGATCATTGAATAGATCCATTG